TCAGCAACCTCATTAGACATAGAATCTGATTTCATACCATAGAGACGTAAACACTTACGCATTTCTTCAGTAGACATCTTATCCATCTCTCTATATGCTTCACGCTTAACTTTATTGAACTTATTCTGTTCTTCTGCTTCACTATCCTTATTAATCATAACATAATCAGTGCTAGGTTTAATATCGTTAAGACCATTAGCTACTCTTTTATGTTTCTTAAGGAATAGGTATTTTAATTCATCCTCAGGTCTATTAGTATCCAATATCAAATCCTTTTTGCCAATCTTAATAGCAAAAGTATCCCAGAATGTACTATTGGGAGATAACTACCCCTCAGGATAACCAATTTCTTTTTCTAATCTGGTCGCATCTTCTGCAGATAAACCAGTATATAAATTACCAGATCTAGTCAAGTAAGTGCTTACATAATCAAAACATGTAGGCCATTTAGTAATCCCAGTCCAGGGATTAGTTTTAATTATTCTAACGATTACTTCCATAATATAAAATATTAGATTATCAAGTTAGTAGGGGCCCTAAGGCCCCATCATTTATTAACCACAAGTTAGCTATTACTCAGCATCCATGATTAGTTCCCCACACGCACGTGGATCCCTTAACATTATGCCCATTTCTCCAAGGAAGAATACAGTGTAACCATCCTTACCATTAGATCTCAGAGTATTAATAGACTTACCATAACCAGACGGAAGAACTGCACCACCAGTAGTCCAAGTTACGAATTCACGATCCTTACGAACTACCTTAACGATGTTAGCCTCACCATCACGTCTACCCAGATCCAGGAATGTCATACGATATGATTCCAGCGGTTTCAGAGTAACCGGATGCAACTTACGATTGTAAGTAATATCGTCGTACAGCGGGAAATACTTCAGAGTCAACTCGATACCATTAGTCATCTTATAAGTCTTGAACTGACCACCGAAAGTAAGACTATCACCAGAACCAGTTACAAATACAGTATCAATAAGGTTCATGTTAACTACCTTTTCCTTCAGAATTCTATCGAATTCACGGATACCCATTTCACCAGTCAATGCAACAAACTTACGTTCGTTAGTACCAAGTACATTGTAAGACAGGTCAAACAGGAAGTCTTCTAGCAATTCTGCAGTAAGATGAGTATAGTAACGTCTGTTAGACGGAGCAATCTGTTCCAACAGACCAGCACCAATAAATACTGGACGACCGTTGGTACCCTTCAGGTTGCAAGAACCATCCTTGTTAACATTAGTCTTCGCATAAACAAGCATACGCTCACATCTCTTATACCATTCACGCAGAGCTACCCATTCCTGATAATCAGCCCACAAGTAAGACTTCTTACCAGTCTTAGGATCCTGTAAAGCAATTGCCATTACTGTAGAATAAGCTGAACCAGTAATATCATAGTTGATACGAATTGTAGTAAGATAATTACGCATCTTGAAATGAGTATTATAGTTCAGGATATCACCTTCTTCACTGTATTCTTCAACAGCAGAAGCCAGACGAGATACTTGACAACCCGGTTTCAAGAGTTCTGCGGGGATATAAGAAGTAGGCTGACCATCAGCTACAAAACAAGTATATACCCACAAGTTACCGTCCTGATACGGAGCACCTGCTACACGTACTTGGAATTCCTTATCATCAAATTCCAATATAGCAGTAGGACCAAACCAGTTATCTTCTAACCACAGCATGATAGGTGTATTGCCAAGACCTGCAGTTGAATCATCTGTAATAGCTGCGCCATTCCATTTTGCATCTCTAATTGTAACTGCTCTATCGGCATCAATCATTACATTCCACTCCCAGCTCGGTTGATCAATGGTCATTACGTTACCAAGACCACCAGTAAGCATATCCAAAGAAGTGTTGTAACCATTATCTTTGGTACCGAATACATAGGACAACACAGTAGCAACCTGATACGGATTCTATTGTGATGCTGCAGAAATCTTAGCGGTATCAATCAAATCACTGAACCACTTACCTTTATACAGTACCAAATTATTCAGAATATTATTATCCATAAAATACTAGTAAATTAATTTTTAGTTATTATTAATTAGCACGCAATCTTCGTGCGAAGGAATTCCACATAGACTCGGTGCTAGTGTTATCCTGTTTATTAGTCTTTCTACTTACTCCTGCCCTATTAAGGCTATTTTTGAACTTGTTAATAGCAGCATTTTGACCTTTTACTTCAGCAGCTTTTACAAGTGTATCTCCTTTCATAGTGAAGTAGGCAGACTCAATTAAATTTTTTACGCTCTTAGACCAATCTTTTTGAAATTTGGTCATACCATCAGAGGTAGGTTTGAATATATATTCCAACAGTATTTGTTTATCCTTTTCTGGAATTTTAACACCGCGGATATTATCCATGCCCTTTATTTCGTTGACAACGGTATCAAAGTACTCCTGTTGACGTTGAGCTGCGAGCTTAGCGGCATTTTCTTGGTCTTTCAATAGCTGTTGTTTCTTATTCTCTCTTATGTCCTTAAGGGCTTCAGCAGCATCTTGAGACTCATCTTCAAGAATACCAGCTTCCTCGTATTTAGTAAGTTTCTTTTCAATCTATTTAGCATTAAAACCCTTTTCTTTAAGGAATTCTTTCAATACTAACTTCTGATTACTTTCATCTTCGAGATCGATATCATCAAGATCAATTTCATTATCAATTGAGAAATAATCTCTCAAATTACCACCATTCTTAACAAACTTATCAAGTTGCTCAACTTCTTCACTAGCGTATTGTGGTACTGAGTTTTCCTCAATTACATCATTAAAGTAATCAATTAAATCTTCTACAGTCTTAGGTTTATCATCATCCTCAATGTCATCCCAACCTAATTTTTCAGATAAAGAGTCAAAGAAACCTGTTACTATGGTAGTTTCATCAGCAGACTCTTCTGGTTCTTCTTCCTCAACTTCAGGTTCTTCTACTTCTTCTTTTGTAGTAGTCTTAGGTTTAGCCTTGGGTTTAGATTTTACTTCTTTATCTTCTTCCTCAGGTTCTTCCTTTTCCTCAGTTTCAGTTTTAGTATTCTTACGAATATTATCTAATTCTTCTTCACTGAGTTCTTCTCCTACTCCTTCAAGATCAATTTTTGTTTCTTCCTCTTCCTCACTAGTAGGAGGAGTAATAGGTTTATTCTTTACACTTGCTCCTGGCATGAGATCTTCAAATACCTCAAAACCGTTCAATGTTACATTATCCATAATTATATATAATTAGATTTATTATTTTTTCTTTCTTCCTTTATGTTTCCATTTTTTCGCATTCTGAGCAAAGATAGCCCTCTTACGTGTCAATGGATTTTTACTATGAGTAAGTTCTTCTGTAGTTTTACCAGTTCTTTTCTTTAAGGCATTAAACTTACCTCTATTCTTCTTCTTTATGTGAATACCACCATACTTATATGAAGGTATAGGGTATTCCGGCATGATACCTGTATAATCTATTAGATCACTCATCTTTGTTATTATTAAAGTAAGCATTAGCTCCTAATGCAGTAGTACCAAGCAACGGAATAGTGTTAAACCATTTAGTATACGCATTAATATTCTTATGCTGTTTAAACATCTTCTTTATAGGATCACTATCCGACATTTTATCTAGATACTTCTTAAGTAGAGTAGACGATACTGGTTCATCTAAATTCTATACATCTGCATTCTATTTGAGCATGGTTCTTAGCTAATTCATATAAGCTTTCTATTCTGTACCTTTTCTATAATAACTGGTAGCATCTGTCTATTTTAATGAATTCTCTAGCTGTTTTAACATGTTATTGTTAATAGTTGTATTTGCATTTCTACTAATTATATAATCAGTATAATGATTCATCTCATGATTAGCTAATTGCATAGGATCTCTATACATTCCTGTATTTACCCATAAATCAAACTCATTAGGTTCTGCTCCTACTCCGGTCTTATTAAATCGTTCTTCTGCAAATGGTTTAGCCTATAATCTTCCAGAAGCTACCATATCTTTGGGTTGAACTTCAGGTAAATCAAAGTACCTATGTTGATACAAATCATCAAGCAGATCATAAGTTTCACTATAATTAGTACCGAATATTTTATCTGCCTATTCAGCTCTATTGCGGTAAGGTATCGTATTAATATCTTCTAGAACTCTATTTCTAGAATTAGCTATATCTGATAAATAATCTCTTTTCTTACTAATATTACCCAGAGCCTAATTTATTAAACTTTGTTCAGTTCTATTTACAGTAGGAATGTATCTAGCAGCAGCTTTTACATTTCTTAAACCACTAGGAACAAAAGGTAATACTGTAAGAGCGGCTAGTCCAGCACTCAACCAATCTCTATTCTTTACAGCATTATAAGTATCTCTAGCTGATATAGCATCGCCAATAGGAGTCATATTAGCAGCATCTTCTAGACTAAATACAGGTTTTAAACCTTCTTCTAAAGGTCTACCACTACTACTTCTACCTGTAGCTTGATAGAATCTTTCCTTCTCAGGATCACCTGTCTGACCACCTTCAGCAAATGCTTCTACTTTCCAATCCCAATAGCCTTTACCGGGATTATTCTCCCGGTAAGACTTTAGGTTCTGCATTCTCTGTTTAAATGCTCGTTTATCCATATATAAAATCTGTAAAATTTCTTTTACCTAAGAATTGTTGCCCATTCATGTAAATCTCAGCTTCTTGAGAAGATTCAGATATGCAAATAGTAATTATATCTTTTTTAAATATTCTAGTATCCAAAGGAGTACCTATAAAGAACATTACATACTATTGTACTTCATCTTCATCCTACTCTACGAATCCGTTATCTAATAGTCTCTATATAAACAATTCAATTCTTTCTTTAATAGTAGGTTCTCGTTCCATAACTATCATTTCTTTCCGCCTTTGCCCTTCTTAGAGCTACCAGACTTTTTACCTCCACATGCCATAATTAATCTCTCCTATTATTTAATTGTTTTAAGATACTGTTTCCAATTCTTTTTATTAGCCTTATAAGTCTTCTTTCTGTCTTTAATCTTGTACTTATCAAGATCTTCAGGCTTACGTGTTTTCAGATAGTCAAAGTTATCGTCATTAGCGTAAGCTTCCATCTCATAAGGAATGGTATAGTAAGCACTAGATGCAGGGTAGATAATTGGATTACCTTTAATCCATTCCCACACATAGGACCAATAATAACTTATCCATCTCTTTTTATCTTTAGCTTCATAGAGATGAATATTTTCATGATTCCAAGTAGTAGGCTTAATCTGAGATTCAGGTTTTCTACTTAACAAGTAACCACACCAGCTCATTGCAGAATAACCACTAAATGGATAGTGATCCATGTGTTTATATTCTACTTTATCTGCTTTTACTTTAGTAAATAGTTGTTTAACTATCCACCATGTTTCTTTAAACCAATTCATAATTATTTACTCTTTTTAGCTTCTGCGTTTGTCTTATTCTTAAGTGCTGTCTTAGCTTTTAATCTTTCTCTCTCCATTGCTGCTTTATCTTTAGCTGCTTGCAACTTCATTTCGTGATCCATTCTTTCTCTTTCAAGCTGATTTTTCTTATCTTCTATCTCTTTCTTCATCTTCTGCTCTCTAATCTTAGCATTGAATTCAAATTGTTTAGAAGCTTCATCAGATGCTTGCTTACGTTCAGCTAAAGCTTG